CGCTCGGCTGCCCACTCATTGGATTATCAATTTACGCTCAGCTAAAGGCGGTCGGGAAATGATTTTAGAAACTGTCGCATCTATGTTTGCGTCGATATCGCTCAGCGGGGCTCATCCACGTGATCCCGCAGTGGCTCGCATGCTGGGGCTAGGTCGCGAGAACACAGCGGGCGTGCAAGTCACGCATGAAAAAGTGATGGCGTTACCGGCCATCAAGCGGGCGGTGCAGATCATCACCGATAAGATGTATGGCATGCCTTGGTACGTGTTCCGCGAAGAAGAGGACGGGCGGGAGTTCGATCGAGACCATCCGGCTTGGCGATGCGTAAACACGATGGCGAATGAAGAGGTAGACGCTCAGTCGCTTCGGCAGCAGCTCGTGCAGTGGGCTCTGCTTTGGGGTAATGGCTGTGCCTACATCGACCGCAATGCTCGCAGTGGGCATATCGAACTACTGCCGCTGCTGCCTGATAGGACGCAACTATTCCGCGTATCTCAGGAGTTGGCTGAGCGTGCTGGTGACCTGGATTCTGCCGGTCGGTTGCTGTATAAAACCAACATCGGTGGACAGACAGAGTTCTTCGACCACGGCGACGTATTGCACATCAAGGGGCTCGGGTCTAATCCACTCTGGGGCTGGGATATCGTGGAGCTAATGACTGAATGCTTTGCCGGTGCGATGGCGAAGGACGAATTTAGTAATCGGTTTTTCTCCAACGGTGCCAATCCGGTCGGCTTCATCACGATGGACGGTAGCTTAGACGAAGAGTCGGAAGAGACTTACATGCAGTCTCTCGCAAAGGGTATGCAGGGACTTGGTAAGGCTCACAAGCTGATTCTTCTCGAAGAAGGGGCAAAGTTTACGCCGGTCACGATCGACCCGCAGAAATCCCAGATGCTCGAAGGGAAACAGTTTGATATTCGGCTGCTTGCGATGGCAATCGGGATCAAGGTGCATAAGCTGGTTGACGGTGCCAATAGTGCATTTGCTTCGCTAGAGCAAGCGAACCATGAACACAAAGACGATGACATCCTACCTTGGGTCAACAAGTTCCGCGTGCAGTACGACCGCAAGCTGCTTATCGGTGAGCAAAAGGAATCTGGCTCGCATTCGATCGACGTTGACGATGAGACGCTGGAATGGGTGCCTTTCAGCGATCGGGCGCGAGGGAGCGTTGAGCTTTACAACAACGGACTGATCACCAAGGATGAGGGCCGACGTAAGGTGAACTTCGGGCCAAGCAAGTCGACTCGGTCTAAGGCATACCGCATTCCTTCCAATATCGTCTACGAGGATGACGCGGCACTTGTGCCTGATGGGCCACAACCTGCACCGCCGGAACCACAGCGGCAGGCAGTCGATCACAGCGACGTTGCAGAAGCTTACCTAGACCGGATCGAGAAGCGAGTCATCGCGCAAGCTAAGAGCAAAGCCAAGACGCCCAAAGACTTCATTGCGTGGCTTGACGGACTCAAACCAGAGGATGGGCCGCAGTCGATTCAGCCGCGAATCGACGAACTGTACAGCGGGATTATTTCGCGGCTCAACACTTTGGCAGAAACCAAGACAACAGCAGAGGAATTAGCAAATGCGATTTGATCCAATGGAACCAATGGCGTTGATGCCAGAGCACGTATCGAGCTTGATTTCGCGATTACGCGGACAGTCGGCGTTGCTCGAGCCACCGAAAGATCTGGCGTTGCTTGATGTGAATTGCCAAGAGGTCGCGGCAGCATCGTCGGCCACAACCGGGAACATGCTGGCCGTTGTCCCGCTGTGGGGCGTGCTGAGTCCAGGCGGTGACTACGGTGGCACATCGCTAGACAGCTTCGCACGGATGATGGCAACGCTCGACGCTAATCCCAACGTGAACAAGATCCTACTGAACGTGACCAGCCCAGGAGGGACAGTGACTGGGACGCCGGAAGCTGCGGACGCTGTTCGGGCTGTCCGCGATCGCGGCAACACGCAGGTTGTGGCCATCGCGAACGGTATGATGGCATCGGCTGCGGTCTGGATCGGTGCGGCGGCTAGTGAAGTTGTTGTCACCCCTAGCGGAGAAGTCGGCTCGATTGGCGTAATCTCGATGTATGCCGACGAGTCTGCATTTCTGGAAAAGCTGGGCGTCAAGGTGGATATCATGCGGACGCCTGACAAAAAAGCACGGTTCAGTGGACTGGAGCCGATGACGGACGAAATGCGGGCGTTCGTCCAGGAGCGGATTGGCGTGAGTTACGAGAAATTCAAACGGGCGATGGCGACGAATCGCGGTATTCGGATCGACCAAGTGGAGGGCAAGTTCGGCGGCGGCGAAATGATGCGGGCCGAAGAGGCTGTCGCTGCTGGCCTCGCTGACCGCGTGGCGACGGTCGATCAGACGATTAGCCGAATGATGACGCGGCGGGCTCCTGCGGGTGCCAGGGCGGCACTGGCGAAGGCTCAGTTGGGAAAACTTAACTAGACGCTTGACTTTATCCGCTGCTTAGGTTTATGATTTAAGCACACGCGGGAAAGACCCGCAATAAATCAAAACGCAGCCTGATGCGAGCCAACTAAATGGCGGCTCAAAGCGGGTTGGAGTTAGAAATGCCAGAGTAAATCGAAGGCGTTGTCTACTAGCGAATGTTTTTTACGTTCGTCGGTGGTCAACGCCTTTTTCGTTGGTCCCGACATTACCAGGAGACCAATAAAATGGCATTTGATCCAAAAGGGAAGACCAACAAGGAGCTGCTCGAGGCTCGTGCTAAGTTGGTCACCGAAGCGCGTAGTTTTCTCGAAGCCAATGAATCAAGTTGGACCAAAGAGCACGACGCACAGTATGACACGATGATTTCGGACACCTCCGACATCACCGCCGCACTCGACCGACGCAAGGCACTCGAGACCATCGAGAGCAAGCGTAACGACGCTCGCATTACTCCAGACGATCCAATGGTTTCGCCAAGCCGGACGACGGCAGGCAATCGCAAGCAAGTTGCGATCCGCTCTTTCAGCCGCGCCGGAAAGCCTGAGTATCGCTTTGTCGATGTTGGTGCTCGCGGTGCCGACGATTACGAGCAGGCTTTCGCCATCGCTCTGCGAAGTGGCGAGCGTAGCTTGCAGCCTCAGCAACTGGCGGCTTTGCAGTCGGACAATCCAGAGCAAGCGGGTTACCTGCTGGCCTCTGAGCAGTTTGCCGCTGGCATGCTCAAAGAGGTTGACGACCTGTTGTTTATTCGTCGCTACGCCAAGATCCACACGGTTGCCGAAGCTGGCAGTCTGGGTATCCGCAAGCGTACCGCTCGCATGAACACGTTCGGTTGGTCGAGCGAGTTGACCGTTTCGGCAGAAGACTCTTCGCTGAAGTACGGCAAGAAAGTTCTGACACCTCATCACCTGACGGGCATGATTCGCCTATCGCGTGATTTGGTACGTCGAACCATGCAAGGCATCGTCACCGAAGTGCAATCAGAAATGGCTCGCGACGGCGGCGAGAAGATGGAAGACGGCTATCTGACCGGCAATGGTGCTCAACAGCCTCTCGGCGTGTTCACCGCATCGTCGGACGGTATTAGTACCGCTCGCGACGTGCCAACACTGTCGGCTACGAGCATCACCGCTGACGGCTTGATTGACGCCAAGTACGCACTGAAAGCCCAGTATCGCACTGGCCTGCTCGGTGCTGTTCGCTGGCTGTTCCACCGCGATGCGGTCAAGATCATCTCGAAGCTGAAGCTGTCTGATGATCAGTATCTGTGGCAACCGGGCTTGCAGATGGGTCAGGCCGACTCGCTGCTCGGCTACCCGATCGACGAATCGGAGCGAGTTCCCAACACGTTCACCAACGGTCTGTACTGCGGTCTGTTGGCAAACTGGAACTACTACGAGATCGCGGACGCTCTGGATATGGAAATCCAAGTGCTGTTCGAGAAGTACGCCGACACCAATCAGATTGGCTACATCGGTCGTCTGAAGACTGACGGCATGCCGACCATCGAGGAAGCCTTCGTCCGTCTGAAGTGTGCCACAAGCTAACCCGCGAGAGTTGGCTACTGTTTCAATCAATCAAATCTCTCGGAGTTTAGAAAAATGAGCGTAGTAGATATGAAGGTGGTGCAGGCCACAACGGTGACAGCGGGAGCCGCTGGATCGAGTGCAATCAACGGTGCAACCGTTGATATGTCCGGCTTTGAGGAAATTGCAATCATCGTACCAGTCGGAATCGTCGTAAACGGTGCGGTAACCAGCATTAAATGGCAGGAGGGCGATACGACAAGCCCGACTACTGACGTAGTTGGAACCAATATCACAATTGCCGATACTGATGATGACACGACCAAGATTCTGCGGATTGTAAAACCTCAGAAGCGTTATGGTCGCGTGGTTGTCAGCCGCGCAACGCAGAACGCGACGCTTGGAGCGATTACCTACGTCTTGACTGGGCCTCGTACACTGCGGCCTGCTGACGGTTCGACTGTCGTTGGTGAATTGCATATTTCGCCAGCGGCTGGGACTGCCTAATTATGCGAGTCCTCACACTCAAACGAGCGGCTGGAGCCATCAGCTTTGCACCCGATCAAGAGGTTGAACTACCCGGCGAGGTGGCACAATCACTGATTGACTGCGGGGCTGTCCGGTCGCTCGAGCCAGTGAGTAAGGGCAAGCAAGGACAAACTGAAGAGCAGAAGCCACAACGCAAACGCAAGGGCTGAGCATGGGATTAGTTCGAGTCGATGAGCCTATTTCGCTAGCGGTTTCGCTTAGCGAAGCCAAGAAGCAATGCGAGGTAGCGGATTCTGACACCTCGCACGATACGCACATCACTCGGCTAATCAATTCGGCTGTTGCGGATGTTGAGCGGCATACTCGACGGGCGTTAGTGACTCAGGTTTGGCGGATGACGCTAAGCGGCTTTCCAAGCTGCGGTCGCATTATCCTGCCAAGACCACCGCTGCAAAACATTGAAGCGATCGAGTACGTGGACGATTTCGGCGTAGTGCAGACGCTGCCCGACACCGTCTACCAAGTGACGCTTGATGCGAGTCCAGGCTACATTTCCCCAGCGTTTGGCGAGTCATGGCCTGCGACGCGGCCAGAGACGCTCGAAGCTGTGTCGGTGACATATACGGCAGGTTATGGCGACGTGGCGGCAGCGGTGCCTGAGCAGTTCCGCAATGTAGTTTGTGAGTTGATTGCGTTTCGATTTATGAATCGCGGCGACGTAGACGTAGGCATTCCAAAGCATATCAAGTGGTCACTCGACTCGCTTAAATGCGGTGCATCCTATGGATATTACGGAGTCAAAAACTAATGGCTGGCATCGGCTCAATGCACCGGCAGAAGCTTGGCGACATGCGCCACCGCATCACGGTGCAGACGGCTAACAGTACGGTTGATGCAGCTCGGCAAAGAGTCGTAACCTACGTTGACAGGCTAGCCAACGAGCCGTCCACGTTTGAGCAGGTGACGGGTGGAGAAGTCAATCGAGGTCGGCACATTGAGGCGGGTGTCACTGCGGTGTTTAAGGTAAACGCGAGAGCGGACTACTCGGTTCAGGATCGGATTATTTTTGGTGGGCAAAGCTATGGAATCGTGCGGATAGATAATCCGGCTGGCATTCAGCGGTTTACTTACCTTCACTGCAAGGCGGCTCCAGTTGGCTAGCGTAAGAGTAGACATTACTGGCGATAAGGAAGTCTTGGCGTTGCTCGAGCGATTGCCAAAGCTTGTCGTGTCGTCGGGCGGGCCAATTGACAAAGCCGTGCGTAAGGCGTCGACGATCGTAGCCAAGAGGGCAAGGCAACTCGCACCGGACAGTAGGAAAAACCCAGAAGGCAACTCGCGGGATAAGCAAAGCGAGAAGTCAAAAGGCAGTTGGTCGAAAAAGCTCAAAGAAACGATTCGCCACCGGATCATTAAGTACGACACCGCAACATGGGCCGTGGTTGGGCCGAAAAATCCAGAGGGTAACATGGCTCACTTTATGCAAGAAAAGCCGAGGCGGCATGTGTTGTGGGGCAAAGCGACGGCGATCAAGCAGTTTCGCGATACACGCAACTGGATTACCAAATCGTTTGACGAAACAAAGAGCGAGCAGCTTTCAGCGGTTCAGGCCAGCCTGAAAAGCGACATTGACGCAAATATGAGAAGTTAAAAATGCCGGTGATGGAAGAGGCTTTATGCGGATACATCCTAACGCGGTCGGCTGTCACCAGCCTGATCGGTTCGGGCGATTCCGCTCGGCTGTTTCCAATCGCACTGGATCAGGACGTGGACTTAGTGAATGGTCCAGCGGCAACCTACGAGATCGTGACAAGCGAAGACGTGCAGACGTTAGCCGACAGGGCTGGAATCGTCCAGTCTCGCGTGAGAATAACAGCGTTTGCCAACACTCACAGCGGGGCTACTTCGCTTGCCAGAGCCATAAAAAACAGCGGAGTTGTAACGCTAAAAGGCGTGATCGCAGGGGTTGATTTTCGCGGGGTGGTAATCCAAGAAGGGATCAATTGCTACGCGGAGCAACCAACGGACGGCGGAAAAACATGGCGTTACATCGCTGATTTTGATTTGATGATTTCCTATTTAGAAGGGTAATAACATGCCACTGCTCGGAGATACCGGCCAGCTAATGACGGCGACTTTTGGCACATCGTCGCTATCGCTGGCCGTCACTGAAATAACAATCGGGGCCCATACGATTGATATGCTGGACGTGTCCGTGCTCGCGTCTACTGGCTTCGAAAAGCTTATTGCCAGCGACTTGAAGAAAGCTGGCAAGGTCAAGCTGAAGTTCGTTTTCGTGACATCCGCGACAATGCCAGTTATTGGCGGTGCGGCTGAAACGATGACGATCACTTGGCCACTCCCAACCGGCAACGTGGTTGCAGCAAACCTCGCCGGGACGGCGGTCTTTACAGACCTCAAGCTTGCTGACGGCAAGCTCGGGGAAGTGATGTTTGGCGAGTGTGACTATCAGCACGACGGCGACACTGGGCCGACTTACACCAAAGCAACCACATCTTAAATCTGAAAGATAAAAGCAATGGAAATTGAACTACGACCACACGTGTCGCCAGAAAAAACGCCTTGGGGGACTGTCGGCAAGTCATTGAATCAGGACATCGTGTTGATCCAGAACATCGACAACGGCGAGTTCGTGCAATGCGGATACGTTGGTGATACGCACTTCCTACCGCTCGCGGGATTCCCGCAAGAACTTTGCGACGCAGTAGCCGCGAAGTGTAGCGAAAAGCTCGGAAAGCCAGTCAATGCGGGCACGGCCCCACCGTCGCTCGAAGAATTGACCGAGTTCCTCAACTCAAAAGCTGATGAGGATGAAGACGAATGAGCCTGGCCGAAGAACTGCTCAAAATCCCTGTACTGACGGAAGACGTGACGGTCAGCGGTATGGTATTTCAGGTCAAAGGTAAGTCGCTCGGCGATAAGGCCGCGTTGCTCGCAAGCTGTCGCAAGAAGGACGGGCGGCTTGATGGCGACCTATTTGATCGGACGCTACTTACTGAATGCGTGACCATGAAATCAGATGGTTCGACACTCACGATTGAGCAATGGGCGAAGGTTGGTAGTCACATCACAAGTCCGTTGCTTTCGTCGGTTATCGGCCTACTTGGCTTCGATGAAGACGACATCAAGCGGGTACGACGCGACCCAAAAGACTCAGACTCAACCCAGAGTTGACGCTTGCTCATAGGTTGGGTCTAAAGCTTGGAATTGAAGATCCGGAGCAGTGGCTAGAAAACTGTCCGGATCGCGTGATGGATAACTGGCTAGCGTACTATCGGCTCGAGCCGTTTGGTATGGAGTCGGAGTTGCTCAGCAAAATTGCTGGACTGCTCTTTTACCTTTGCCGTCGGCATGGCGGGGAGGTCGAAGATATTGACAAGTTTGCTAGTGCAATCGCTCGCTGCTTAATGCCGGGTAACTGGGTTGGACAGAAGCAATCCGGTGGGCATGAGCGTGTGACAGCCGAAGAGTTGCGAGAAAGATTCGCGGAAGCACAGAGACAAGCTGAAAAGGCATTCGGTTAGATGGCAACCACAATCAACAGCTACTCGGTCGGCTTTGGCATGGATGCCAGCAACTACATCCACGGGGCCAACATCTCGCGGAAAGAAACTCGAGCACTCGTTAAGGACATCGAGGGGGCTCGCTCGCCCACCGAAAAATACGCACTCGAGCAAGATCGTCTTGGGCAAGCGTACCGTAAGGGTGCTATCGACCTAGCGACTTATAACCGCCTGCTGGCTAGCAAAAAAAGCCAACTCGGCCTGACGACACCACCGACAATCAGCTATGCGACGGCATTGACGGCAGTCGGTGTTGCCGGTGCGGCTGCGGTCGCGGGTGGCGTAATGTTCGTCAAGCACCTGCGCGAGGTGCAGGGCGAGATTGACGAGACGGTTAAAGCTGGGGCTAAGATCGGCTTGACGTTTAACGAGCTCTCGCAATTGCGATTTGCGGCAGCGGAGATTGGAGTTATGGATGCCAATACTGTCGACAGTTCAATCAAGCGGATGCTAATGAACATCTCCAAGGCAGTCGATGGAGATGAAAGAGTTAGAGGGGCATTCGAAAGGATTGGAGTTGACGCGGGACAGCTCATGAAAGCAGGGCCGGTCGAGGCGGTCAAGCTGATTGCAGATGGCATGCAAGACGTAAATAGTCAGGCTGATCGCCTCATGCTCGCGCAGGATGTGTTCGGCAAGGCAGGCGCTAACTTTGTTGACACGCTATCCTCTGGTCGGGCTGTCATCGAAGAGGCTGCGAACTTTCAGGGAAAGTGGAACTCATTGACGGTCGCCCAGACGATGGGCGTTGAAGCCAATAACGACGCTTGGGGCAGAGTGTTTTTGATGGTCGAAGGCATCTCGACCAAGCTGGCGGCTGAGTTTGCGCCGGCGATGCAGTTGATTGCAGATTACATCTTGGATTCGGCGGATGGGGTTGTCAGTCTTAATGACTATCTTCGAGACACTGTAGACACTTCGGTCTACCTTGCTGGTGTTTTCAAGGATATTTATGAGGTAGTTTTTGTCATGCAGAAACTACAGCATAACATCCTGAAAGGAGACTTCGCGGCTGCTTTTGCTGGCGTCAATTCAGCGATGGAGTTTGACTCTGGTGAAACGATGCTACAAGCGTTGTACGACAAGCGTTTTGAGCTTGACCAAGCAGCAGCAAAGAGGCAGCGGGAGCTCGAAGAGCGCCGCAAGAATCTGATGGATGAAGACTTGGATTCTCGCATTGAAAAGCAGGACAACGCTGAGAAAGAACGCTTGCGATTGCTGGAGCAAGAAGAAAAACGGCGTGAGCAGATGGCCATGAAAGCCATCGAAGCGGCACGCAAAGAGCTGGACATGCGAGAGCAGCAACGCAGGAAGATGCAAGCCGACATTGCCAAAGGTCCAGGGGGCGGGATGGAAGCTGGCAGCGCGGAAGCGGCTAAATTCATGGCCGATCAGATCAACGCAGCAATCGGCGAGGCTGTGGCTCCAGACGGTGCTACTCCAGGCGAAGCAGAGTTGATAACTGAAGCGAAACGGCAGATCGAACAAATGGAACTCCAGGCAAAAATCATGGATGAGCAAGTAAAACTGCTAACGCAGATCAGCCAGAAAAAAGACATCGAAATAGTCAGGGCTCGCTAGATGCCAAATACAATCGTCGGAAGTTCACAAAAACGCGAGGGAAGTGCTACGGTATCGTCTCGAAATGGTATGCCTGTCCTGAATGAAACGTACCATTACATTGTAAGGACGAACAGCAAGACGACATCGAGACTTGCAGTACTGTACGACACGACGGATTTACCCAAAGTTGGCCAAACAGTTTCTGCTTTTGGGTTTGCGGTCTGCAAAAACGTCGAGGCTGTCAGGCGAGAGAAGAACCCGCTTTATTGGGACGTTACCGCTACATTTTCTAGCGAAGTCGAAGAGGGGCAAAGCAGCCAAGACCCCGAATCCGATCCGGTCGAATGGCTGCCGATTTACGAAACAAAGTTCGAGCGACTGCAAGAGGTTGTTACTAAAGACCGCGACGGAGACGCGGTGGCTAATTCCGCTGGGCAACCTTTTCAGGTTGGCCTTACGATCGGTCGCTTTATCCCTATATGGGAGTTTTTCCAGTTTGAAGCGTCAACTATTACAGACGAGCAATTGATTGCACGGAATGAAACCGTAAATAATGCAACCTTCAAAGGTCGAGCAACAAAGACGCTACTGCTGACAATCCTAAGCAGTCGTGTTGGCTACTACTACGGAACTAGGCGCAGGCTCACGCACTACTCACTCAAATACAACGACAGACTTTGGACTCATAAGCGGCTAGACGTTGGCACGATTTATCTTTCTGGATCCGACAGGAAGCCATACCTAGATGATGATGGCAGGACAGTGATGCTTGGCGGTCTAGATGGGAGTGGTGGCAAAGCTGCCGCAGGTGACCCACCAGCTATTTTAGAGTTCGACATCTATCCGGAAATCTCTTTCTCATTCCTGCGAGTGTAGGCCATGCCAGATGATCGCACGTATGGATTCAGTCGGACAGACGCATACGGATTGTTGGAGCTGATTGGTAATGGCGACGCTGAGTTTCCGGAAGTTGTTCCGCGCGATCTTAGCTCCCCCGGCGACATCATCGAATACACCATCGACTCAATGGCAACGTCGAGCGAAGCTGATTACATCGGCCTCGAAAAGGCAACGGTTACAATCCGTGGAGGCAAGCCTGAGCTAATTGGCACAACGGTGAGCGTATACGATCACTCAGGCTGCATCTTCGACGCAGAAGACATGGAAGGTTATACCGGGTGGGCGTTCTTGGGGCAGTTCCGCACACTCGACGAATTGCAGGATTGCGACGTACTGACCCCGCACCACTGGGCCGCGTTTAACCGCTGCTGTGCTCCAAACTCAGGCACGTACCGGGAGTGCGTGTAATGCCACCACGCTTCTGCTGTTGCGACGAGCCAGGGTGCCCGATCGGCGATGATGATTACAATCGCGCCGACGCAAACCCTCCCACGGGCAGTTGGAAGGTCATCAGCGGTGAATGGGAGATTGACGATAACGAGTTAAAGAATGTTACTCCCGGTTTCCTAC